ATAAGCATCCACACTACCACAATATCCCTAAGGTTTCTTCTTCTTACGAGGAAAAACAGAGCGCAATACCCGTACTGCCTCATTCATCTGACGCTGCTCTGCTCGGCGCTCCCCTGACGACAAGATAGGAGGTTTCTTACCACGTAAGGTAGCAATCTTTTTCATAACTTTTTTAACCGCTGGTCTAACTGCTTTCAATAGCAGATCTGCCAGCGGTTTTGCTATAAGTGCTGATGTTGTAGCAATTACAGCAATACCACCCACTTGTGATATCTGTCCACCACTAGGTAAACCAGCAAGTATTTGTGTAGGTAAAGAAACTGGTTCTGTTATCTGAACACATGTCTTATCAATGAGTTCGTAACCAGTAACTATCTTTCTAAAACCTTCTACTAATGTTCCCACAGGTTCTTGTTCTTTTTGTGCTGGTGTAGGACACTCTATTTTGGCAGTAGATGGTGGAGGTGGTGGTGTATTTGTTTTTATTTCTGGTGATGTAGGTTTATCTGGTGTTCTGTTATCCACCTCAGGTGGACCAGTCATAATCATCTGGTTTGGTTCAAAAGAAAGAGGATTAAAACTGGGAACACCAGAATCGCAATACGTAACCAAACCATTAGGATCATCCTCTCTTAGTTGATTATTTTTAGCAGTATTAGTTTCCGTTGCCTCAACACATCCTGGAATATTAACTACAGGCACACCAATATTTACCACTACTGGCGGAGCTAATGGTATAGATGTTGACGTGTTATTAAAATCATAGGTGGGGATAGTATTAATTTGAATTTCTTTAATACTAATATCACCACCTGTAATCAAGGGTATCTCAGGCATTAGTCCTCAAATAATTTAAAAAATCCTGTCCAAATAGAATGAAAGAATACATACAGGAAAAATGTTTCAGTTGCTTCTTTCTTTTGTTGCTTCTTGTAAGGTGATGTAGACATAATGTGTATAATAACTATACCTATTTAATCATTTCAGAAACCTCTCAGAAAGGAAGTGCTGGTCCTGTAACTTCAGGAACACCACCAGCAGATGGAACACCAGGAATATCACCACCAGTTACACCAGGAAGTTCAGGAATCATTCCATCTAGCATCCCTGGAAGGGCACTAGTGACTGCTTCTGTTGCTGCCTTTGTTGCTACTTGTGTAGCACTCTCAATGAGAGCATCCTTTTGAACGTAAAGATAAGCACCACCCCCTAGGATAGATAAAGAAACTAGACCAGATAACAAAGCAATACCGTTAATCAATTTTTGCATCTTTCTTCTCCAATGTAGGTGCTTGTTTAACTTCATCATCCTTCTTTTTCTTAGAAGGCATGACACCAAATGTAGCTAATGTACCAGTAAAGACGCTGGCAATAAAAGTTGGATCAATATTTTTCTGAGGAACACCAGGAACAGTTACATAATTAAGGGTCAGAATTGCTGCTGACCAACCAAGTATAATAACTCTCACTAGGGTCGAAACCCCTTCATCAGCCCACTCAAATTTGTTTTCCTTTTTGGCTTCCTCTTTCTTCTTTGGATTTGATTCCATAAGTAAAGAGTAAGGCAACTCTATTTATTAAAAAGACTTATAAAATATTCAGCGTCTACAACAACTAATGGTTTTTTATGATTCTTTTTCATTACAACTATTGGTTCATACTTACCACCATTAACTTTTGCTTGTTCATAAGCTTCCCATACATTTAATTTTTCTACATTCTTACATTCAATACTATGTGGAAATTTCTCTCTTGCAGCTCTAGCCATAATAAGATCTTCTCCGCCAGCACCCATAGATCTTGACTCAATATCCTCTGGATGTACATTTAAAGATTCAATTAATTTTTCTCTAACCCACTTTTGTAAGTTTCTACCTTTAGCTTTTGCACTCTGAGGTTTCATATTATAAATTTAACTATAAGCTATATATTGCCCTTTCAACCCTGGCAGTGTTATTTTACTGAAGATTGACTTGCTTGTCAAGCCTTATTTTCATGATCATATTCGATTACAATTTTTCGATGAGTTGTGGTTTTATCAGTGTATATGTAGTGTTTTAATTCTCCACCCAACACACTACGAACATTTTCAAGTTGAGTATCAACTATAAATTTTTTAAATCCTTCATCCATCCAACTCTTATTGGATCCTGGTGTATTAAAGTCTTTCATAAATCAAGTTCAAGTTGTAGTTTACGTTCTTCCTCTATTCTATTGTGCTCTGCCCACATATCAGCAACCATATCAACAGTATGTCTTACTGGTTGAGGGATAGGAGTAGCACTTCGATTTCTATCAATCTCTTCCTGTGTAGGAATTACAATTCTGAATGGTGTTCCATCTTCTTCAAATTCCTTATTCATATCAATATATGTTTGAGGAGTGATCTTAAATTCATTCATAAGGTTCTCTCTAATCTATTTGTTGCTTGGTCAGGGAAGTCTCTTGGTCTACTATCAGTAGCATTGTCAGTCTTAGGTGAACCTTCATTCGCCTTCATTGTATGCTGATAGTTTGGTCGTGGATATCTGATACAGAATGGATCAGGCATCCAGTATGTTACCTGCCATTCCTGTTCAGGATTTAACTCAAGGTGCTTCTCTACGCTATGAGAGAAAATACCAATTTGGATGTATCCATCATGACTAATACATCTACCATTACCAATGTCAACTAGGAATAACATCTTACTACTCAATCTCGTTGCCTCCAGTCATCAGGTTTATCTTGTTGGAACCAGTCTTTAATATCATCAGCATTAGAAAACCCTGCACGATGATTTGAGGGGTCAGGATCACCTAACCCCATTCTATTCATAAAATCCTCTAGAGATCCTTCCTGGATGTCTTGGGCAGCGTGTCTACGAGCCTTCTGCAGCCAATCTCTAGCAAGTGTATGTGATTTAGCAAGTTTTTGTGCCCACACCACATCATCTAGTTTGACTTCTTCTTTATTTGCTATTTTTTTACAAATAAATTCTAGTCTAAGTCTATACTTGGTTGATAACATTGACACCCAGAATATAATTTCATATACAATTATTTAGAGACACAAAAAAAGGGGTCTTGCGACCCCTTAATATTACTAATTTGTTATAGTTGGAAACCAGCAAATGTATCCTTTTTAACATCTTGTTTAATACCCCCAATAACATAAGATTCAATCTCAGTTTCTTGTGGCGCGTTTTGCATCAGTTTAGAATTTAACCAATGTTGAGTCCATGGTAGTGGGTTGTTTGACATAGGAGTATCAAAGATTGGTTTCAAACCAATTGATTTCATACGACGGTTAGCAATATACTCAACGTAAGAGTCGAGCAATTTAGCATTTAAACCAATCATAGATCCATCCCTAAACAAATACTCAGCCCATTCTTTTTCTTCTCTTACACATGATCGGAACATCTCATAAACATTTTCTTCTTCTTCCTTCATGATATCTAAGATTTCTGGATCATCTCCATTCGCCCAATTCTTAAGAATGTTTTGAGTGATTACTAAATGTTGACTTTCATCGCGAGCAATCAATGAAATAATCTTTGCAGACCCTTCCATAAGTTTAAGTTCACCAAATGCAAATGTACATGCAAATGAAACATAGAAACGAATACCCTCAAGAATATTAACGTTTACAACTGCACGATATAATTTACGTTTAAGTTCTTTTGATTCCCATTGTGCTGAAGGAGAATCTTTCCAATCAGGTTTCCACATATTACCAGTATCATATTGATGAGCCATACCAATTAACTCATCGTATGCTTTGGTAACAGTCGTAGCACGACTTAAAATTTTATCATCATCTAAGATTGTATCAAATACTTCTGATGGATCTGAATATATATTTTTAATAATATAAGTATATGATCTACTATGAATCATTTCCATAGTTTCCCAAATTGTCATACAAGCTTCTAGTTCTGGTAATGAACAATAAGGGATAAAAGCCATCCCAGGACCACGCCCTTGTACAGAATCCAGCATGATCTGGTACTTAAGATTGCTGGTAAAAATATGCTTTTGTTCAGGGCGTAATGTCTGATAGTCCGCCCTGTCTTTTTGGAGGGAAATCTCTTCCGGTCTCCAAAAGTAACCAAGTTGTTGTTGGGTAAGTTTGTCAAAAATAGGATACTTATATGAGTCATATCTTTGGATCCCTAAAGGGGCCCCAAAGAACATAGGTTGTTTTTTAGTATCAACTTTAGATGAATTGAAAACTGTCATACCTTCGACAGTTGATTTTTTTGATTCTTTAATAAACTCCATTTAAGTCTCCTTAGATTGTGCAACTTTCGCAGTCAGCTGATTCTTCCATTTCTTTCATAATCTGATCTAATACATTATTAGATTTTGATTCATCTATTTCATCTACATCTTTTTTTGCATCATATGTATTTTGGTAGTAAGAAGTTTTCCATCCATACTTGTACGTGGTTAGTAGGTCTTGCGCCATAACAGAAACAGGAACCTCATTGTCAGGATAGTTTTCTGGATTATAACTCCAGTTTCCACTAATAGCTTGATCAAAAAATTTCTGCATTACTGCAACAATTTTAACATATCCTTCATTAGATTTCATGTCCCAAAGAAGAGTGTAATGATTCTTGAGGGATTGATATTGTGGAACAATTTGCTTGAGAGGACCTTTCTTTGATTTTTTAACGGACAAGTATCCTCTAGGTGGTTCGATTCCATTGGTTTCGTTTGACACAACGGAACTACTCTCTGATGGCATTTGTGCAGACAATGTTGAGTGCCTAAGTCCATGGGCGGAGATAGACGCCCTAAGAGAATCCCAATCATAGTTTAGTTTAGAAGAAACAATTTCATTAACGTCACTCTTATATGTATCGATCGGAAGAATTCCATCAGCATATTTTGTACGATTAAAGTATTCACATGCACCTTTTTCAATGGCAATATTATTACTAGACTTAAGAAGATAATATTGGAATGCTTCTGTCAAGTCATGAACAAGTTGCCATGATGCTGGATCTTCATACTTTACATTATTTTTTGCAAGATAATGTGCAAGTCCAATGTAACCAATACCAAGAGATCTACGAGATTGTGTACTAATTTTAGCAGATTGAATTGGATATCCTTGATAATCAATCAGTTCCTCCAATCCTCTCACAGCAAGGTCACACAATTCTTCTAGATCATCAATCTTTTTGAGTTTACCAATATTAATAGCAGAGAGAATACATAGTGCAATCTCCCCGAATGGGTCATCAATGTGTTCAATTGGGTTAGTAGGAAGAGTAATCTCTTGACAAAGATTAGACATGCTAACCTTATCTCTGAATGAAGAATGTGAATTACAATGGTCGATATTCATGATATATAACCGACCAGTCTCAGCACGTTCCTTAAGTAAGTTTAGAAAGAGTTCCTGTGCCCCGATAGTCTTTCTTGGAACAGACTGATTTGATTCATAGTCCACATAGCAAGCGTCAAATGCATCAGTACCAAAAGCATCATAGAGGCCCGGTACGTCATTCGGTGAGAATAAGCTAATCTGCTCATTC